TTCGACTCGGTTTTTTGATTTTATACCATTTATATATGACCACAATATATCATAGTGTTGTCCTATCATATTTAAGAACACAATGAATTCTTCATTATTGTTGTCCTTTAATATGTGAGCAGGCATATTATTTACAAGTGCATTCTCATTATATTTGTCGTATTTTATAGCCGCAGGTTTAAGTATGTTATCAAACCATTCAGACTCATTAACAGGATCACCATTTTCATCTTGTAAATATGAAAGAGGTTCGTCGGAATTATATAGGAAATCTTCAAATCCTGAAAAACTTGATAATACACCCTCAATTCGATCATTAATCCGTCGTATATCATTTTGGACAGATATACTCCCACTTGATGGTGAACTTTCAAGATCATCAATTTGATCTTCATATTGTGATAATAAGGAAACTTTATATAGAAAGTTTATAGATTGTTCTTCTGCAGATCCAAAATGTACGAAGTTTTGAAATTGATATTCTGAAATATACTTATCTTCTATTGGATCTGATTTTTCATCCCATTCTGGGTCTACTACCTGAATGGTGTAATCAATATCCAACTTGGATGTGTCAATACCTTGTTGGGTCACAAACTCACGTATAATTTGTGTTGACGTTGGTGAATCGGACGCAACAATCTCATCAAACATTTCGTAGGCTAAACTACCCTTTGAAACGGGTGTGAAGTTGGCAGGTCTCAACTGAACACATACATCACCCACTCGATCATCTAACGTTACACGGTCAATGAACGGTGTTGATTTGATTTTGGAAATCCACAGTTGAGTGTTTGGTTGAACCGATGTCGGTAGTGGTTCAAACAGTTTAAGAACTAATGTCGAATTTATTATACCATCTTTAGGTAATTCATTACCAAGATCATCCAACTCTGTTTCAGTGAACGTTACATCATCACGTTCCCAATTGGATACAAGTTTATAATCAATACCTTCTATGTTTACAATGTGTGTAAGATATTTTGATGAATTGATATCAAAAATATCGAAATCCATTTCATCCAATAAAAGATTTTCAATATTATCTTCTACTAAATCATTCGGTAGTTGAACTCTACTTTTTCTAAATTCAATGTCAAGTGTTTCTTCACGACCATCAACTCCATCCAAGACTGGAACTAATTTGATACGGAAATTGAATGTATTATCTGGTCCAGTGGGATCTACATCGTAAAAATTGATAAGTTCATTTACATTTAATGTAATGTTCTCATTTCGACCGAACTGACCGTATGACTTAAATTCATCACCAACAAATATATTTACATATTGTGTTTGTTCTGTTGTATAACGGATTGTAAATTCTGTATCATATCCGTCGAAGTCCGCACCTTCAATAATAGACGGATACTCAATCTCTGTGAATTGTGCAATCCGTTCAATTGGGTCTTGGACAACCGTAATAAGAGCTTCTGATAATATACCATCACCAACTTCGTCAAACGGTATAAAGAATACTTTGTATTGACCGATACCATCAAAGTCAGATTTTTCAAGTTCTACACGACCTCTATTGTCCTCACGTATGGTCGGTTCGAATGTTCGACTTCCAACTTGAACTCTAACACCATCACCACGTAGTAATTCAAACCCAATGGATGGTGGATTTGGATCATCAACATTATATGTAAATGATGCTTGATCAAGTTTGATTTTTGGTTTTATATCTTCGGGTACTTCTTCATTGAAATTGGCCCGAACATATTCAACTTCCACCAACAAATGTTTATCAATACGTAATGTCAATTCATCAGTGTCGGATATATTTCGAATTACTTCTGATACTTCGTAATCAAATTCACCATTGTTTTTGTAAATTACAAATCCAACAATCTTAAAATCTTCATTTTTCAAAAAGATTCGGATGTCTTGATTTGTATCTGGAAAGTTTGATATAAATGTTCCAGTTGGGTCGTCACGGAAGTCCAATTCTAAATCTTCATTTAAGACTTCAATGTTGAATAAATTCTCAACGTCGTCTTGTGTGTCAAATATTGAACTATCGACGGCCTCGGATCGAACGAATAAAGAGACTGGTTTCGGTTCAATGATTGGAGTCTCCCTAACCATATTAAAGAATAAATCAACTCTCTGTGTTGACTCCAAATTAACATTTTCACTATGGAGTCTGACTCCATCTTTGTCAAATCGTTGAACTAATACAATTGGTTTTCTGAATGTTACGGTGAACTTTCCGTTTTCTCTCTCCAAACTATCAACGGTGGATCTATCACCGTTTACCGTGTCATCGAATTCCTCTAATCTATCATACTCTTCAGTGACTTGTAACCATGTAGTCTTTACGATAAAATATTCGGTAGGTTCCCATGACGTTTTGGTTGCACGGATTCGGACACCCGTGTCTAATAGAGAACTAAATGGTAGTGCAAAGGATCCTGGAGATGATATCTTAAAATCACCATCAACGGTAATATCTAAACTATCCGTATTACCATTTACGAAAAATTGAATACCACTCGGCTCATACGTTGGTACTTTTGGGGAATCTATTATAGGCGTTGACGTACCGATATCATCATCTGAATCAAAATCATCAAGTGTAGGATCTATATCTCTAAACTCATCATCTGACTGGTCGTCAAATTGTATACCGTCGTCAAATTGTAATTTATCTGCCATTATCTAATATCTTCAGTGTTACGTTCACCGTCTATAACTTCTCTTTCGGTTGTATCAAGTGGAACTCGTGGGTCTGGTTGTAAAATTGGTTCAGGTGCCGGAGTTTTTGGTATAATATCTTCGGGTACTTCTTCGATATCAATAACCACATCCTGTTCGTCATCGTCAATCAATGTACGTCGTCTTACATACCTACCATCAGTTTGTTCGATTGTCGTTCTTTCGATTGTCGGGTTTACATCGACACTCGACCGTTCTTCAACTCGTTTAATTAAGTTTTGAGTTTCTATGTCTATTTGTCTCTCACGATATTCCTTATTCACATCTTCACGTTCTGATACAACTGGTAAGTGATATGATATAGATTCTCTCAATTTTTGTCGGACAACGGTTTTAATATCTAAACTGACAGGTGGTCTAACTTCAAGTGGTTTTCCAAAATTCACATCACCAATTGATGAATTCTTATTTTCAACAACATATCTGACAGAGTTTTTAAAGTCTTCCACTATATTAATCATTGTAAGATTGAATCCACCATCTTTGAAAAATTGAGTTCGCATTCTACGAACAAACTTTCCACCATATTTTTTTATTAATAATTCTTCAATGTTCTCAATATGTATTGAATCTATAAATAAGTCTAAAACTTCCCGGATATCGTCTAAAAATGTCTTATTGTCAATCAACGATTGATAAGATTCATTAATCAGTTCTTGTAATTTCTGATTTTTCACTTTCAATGGTAATACACGAATTTCTGTCCGTGATGGTGATATTTCGTGAATCCATACACGATCTCGTTCATGATTGGAACCTACTCTATTATTTATTAATAGTATTTCAACATTGAATATACCTGTTGTATATCCACCCTCTTTGATTAATTTATCAACATTTAACTCATATTCAAATGGTTGATTATTAGTTTGATTTTCAGTCCCTTTTATTTTCTTGAAATACTCACTAAAGTCTGACGAATGTATATATCTCGTATTACCATATCCTTGTTGTGGTAATAGATTTTCGTTTACATCATATAATGTAAATGATATTACATCATTTTCACCTTCACCATATAGTGATTTCTGAAACTCTGTCTCAAAAATTTGACTATCACGGTCGTCGATGAAAAATCCACGATTATCTTCTATTTTTTTATACTTTCGTAATGACATATCTTATTTTCTATTCTTTCTCAATCTTGTTCGTAAACGTCGTTCTTGTCCAGTCTCATCCACTCGTATTACCAACGTCCCATCATATGATCTGGATCTACGGAATCTACTACTACCACGTGGTTTCGCACGTTTAATTGTTGACCATATCAATGTAAATGATATATCACGTGATTCACCACCCTGTAATATAAATCTCCTTTGAGTTGGAACCATCCATAATGTCCCAATATCAGTATGTTCTACATTTATTGTCAATGGTTTTGTTCCAGTATTTCGGATTCTAAATTCTTGACCTGTTCTCCAACTTCCACGTTTACGCCATGCATCATCGTATGTTGTTTGGAATCGAACATCCTCAGTAAATTCATCGGACTGTTGTAAGTTCAATATCGTAATATCACCAACTACATCCGCACCCTCTACAACATCAGCCTCTCTACCTTCAAGCCTCTCACGAAGTTGTGCAACTGTGGATATCAATGACGATAAATCGGCTCGTAACGCGTTGACCTCTGCTCGTAATCCATCATTTTGAGCTTGTAATGATACTTTGTCAATTCCCTCTTGGATAGATTTCTGTAATGATTCTCGGAAGTCCAAGTTCAATTGTTGAAATTGAAGTTGTAATGACTCCACTTGATTTTGAGCAACAGCTTCGGAAACTTTCGCTTGATCCAAGTCAATATTGATCTGTTGGATTGTTGATTCTAAATCAATGATATTTGTATTTGCACTGTCAAGTTCTCGTTGCAAATCAACAATATCATTGGTTAAATCATCATTTATATCACTAACTCGGTCGAACTCGGATCTCGGAACTAAATCAAAATTGGGAGCATCCACCTCTGGTATCAACTCATCAATAACAGTATCTACTGCCTTTAATAGTTCTTCATTGTCATATTTTGGTTTGACTAACCGTGTTCGTATGTTTCCGTTATTTGTCATTATCTAACTAATGTGAAGATGAACTTGTCTTTGAAAATTTCAATGGAACCATCTCGTTCAGTTTTTAATTGAACTTCATATACTCTATCAACTTCCCAATTCTCAAAATCTAAATCAAAGTAATTACCAAGTCCGTCACAACTAACTTTGGAAAAATCAGAAAAGGGTATAATCTCATGTTTTGAAACTATGTCTATGACTCTATAATAAGTATCCTCTGGTAAATAAAAGTCTGTATTATATTGGAACCTATCAAATTCTCGTGGTGGGTATTTATCACGACTTTTAATTCGGATTCTCTGAACCGTGTCAATTTTGTATGATGGTTTCAATATTGGTTGAACTCGTATCTCATTGAATCCGGTTAATGGTTCTAACGATCCAGTTGAGAATAGTGAGTCGTCCCATCCAATTCGTAAATATGGTTGGAATATTGTGTGTGTTTCTTTGGAGAAAAATTTCAATGTTCCAAAGTCAATTGAATCATTTTCATTTTCGTCCGAAAACTTTACTATTATTCCATTGTTAGTATTGGAGTCTAACCATTCAACTACATTCGTAACGTCCATTTGTATGTCGGCGGACTCATATGAAAAAGATTGTGAAGCTTCTACGGAGGCATCAAAAGTACCACCAATTGTAGACCACGCTAATGCAGATTCACCTTCTCTATACTGCCATGATACCCCATTATTTGAGTAATCATAATCTCTCCTACCAATTCCCATTTCCCACGATTCGGTAAGTGGATACACAAATACGTTATAATCAATTTTCAACTCTTGACTTTCTGTTTCTTTAAGTAATAATTCCGCCGTGTAATCTGGTGTTAGGGGTAGTTCGTCTAAATTAAAGGATAATACCGAACGTTTTGCGTTTGTAGAAAGCATACCCGCAGACACTTCTAATATAGGATCTAATCCAGTATTCTGTCTCGGTTGTTCTTCGTAAAGTGTAGCGTCTTTATCCGCTGGTATGAAATGATACATTATAGTGCTCGTCCTTTTATGTCACGGTTTGGAAATTTAACTTCAAATACACATGGGTCAAGTGATGGGTATATAATGTTATTTCGTTTTGCCGCTTCAATGTTATATGCGTTCGGTGAATAGTCACCACCACATTTATTCGTAACTTCCAAATTTGAAACTGATGATACACCATCAATTCTTGATATAACTAAACCAACTTCACTTAAATTTATTGGCATATTGAATGTCCAATTGTCAATATTAAAATACTCACGTAATTCTTCTATACAATCTAATAGAACTTCTCGTTTGTTATAATTTGGATATGTTATAATTTCAAAATCAATTCCAATATTTACAATAAATCCGTCGATGATATTCACACTGTCCGTCAATATCCGATATTCATTCAAATAGGTTTTCAGATTTTCTTTTATCGCTCGGTTTAATTCTGCCAGATTTTTATCTCCATCATATCCAAGTATATATAAATTAACCGCAAACGGATTTAATTTATCATTGAAACTTTTCTTACGACCTTCAAGTAATCCCAATAATTCTTGTTTGATTTCACCTTCGGTTGGTTTTTCTTCCAAATTCACAAAATCAAGAACCAAGTCAGTGAATTCTTCAAATACGTCGTGACTTTTTAAGATTGACTCTACGTCATTTATGTCCAACTCGGAATCTGGTGACGCGTACGCTTTGGAAATGGTTCCAAATTTTGGTGGCATCGCCAATGATCTAACTACATAATCCTTTCTCGTTACCGCTCGGTTTTGTGATGAAAAGTTTGCAAGAGCATTTTCTCGTATTTCTTCCAACGTTTCAGCTCCTCTACCACCGACACCTGGAACTTCATTTTCAACTGCAATAGATGATTGGACTGATGTTATAAGATTGACATTGTTTTGGTCTAATCCTGTAAAGTCATTCTCAAATTCAATACTTGTTATCCGTGTCAAATCACCTGCGGGAACATTGGAGTTTATACCACCACCTGTCACATAACGAACTGTTAGTGTAGTGTTTGATGGTGCTTGTCCATATGTCTTTGTCTTTAAGAAATTTGTAGGGTCAAATGATTCTTCCAATCGTGAAATTGAATTACGAAGTCCCAATCCAACATTCTTAAAGTTTGGTATAATCAACTCATCACTTACCGATGGATCACCTGTTCCAAACGTTATCGTTGTTGTGTTATCTTCATTTACCTTTGTCGTATAACGTCGTGGTGTCTTTAATAATCGAAGTATGGATGGAACTGACTCTCTGAACTGTGCCAACTCTTGATCTCTTTCAGGAACATTTGGAAATTCAGCATATACCATTTCTTGTGCGAGATATGGAACTTCATACCAACGATTTCCATCGGAGTCTGTTATATCCAAAATTTGTATTATATCAGTCTCGTCAAGTTGTATTGTTGTGAATGGCTCAGCGGAACCGAACTCAAAATCTTCGGAAACTATTTCACCAGAAATTGCGGAAACCTTTGTGGTCACCAAAAACTGTTCGACATTAGTCGTTGTACCATTGACACTATGAACGGTAATTTCTCTATCAACTGGTGATGAAAAATCTACAGTTTCGGTTGTGATAAATCGTATATCCGGATTGGAAGTTGATTCCACCTCAAGTCCTTCCTTAATTCTCAAATAATAATCTGGATCAGGTACTTCATTACCAAGACTACCAGATGATGGAACCAATTGATATACCGTAAGTGTTGTCACAGATGGTGATGTCACTTTTGGTTTATACCCAAGATATTGTGAAAGTGATAATACATTTCGACGATCTTGAGCGTGAATCATCATACTCTCCTTTAATGTATCATCAACATAAAATGATAATACATCACCGACATAGGATGCCATCTCAATGAATAACATCCCTGGAGACGACTCATTAAAGTCAGAATATGTTTTTGGAAAGTAAGTTTTTGAAAACTCAATGAGATTATCACGAAATGATGTAAAATCTTTATTTAAGTATCGTATATCTCTTGGTTTTAATTTTGGTTTTGCCATATAAATTATTCTTCTATAATGAATGTTACAGTATTTGTATCAATATCATTTCCAACTGTAAAGGAAATTGTAACCGAAACTAAATTTCTATCAATATTTGAATTCGACATATCAAGTTCAATGTCACCTATTGTAACATATGGTATCCAAGTTTCAACCGCCGTTTCAATGGTCGTTAAAACTCTATCTTCAAATTCGGCTTCATCTAATTGTTCGAATAAAACTGAATGAAGATTACTACCAAAGTTAGGTTGCATCACCCTCTCACCTACTCGTGTCATAAGTAAATTTTTCAAATTAGATCTTGTCTGATCAACGGTCGTGAAATTTTGCCTGAACATTCCAGTGTTACCATTTTGTATTGGTAATGATAGTCCAAGTGCAAAGTCATTGAACTGTTCAGTATCCTTTACTCGTTTCCGACCAATTTCAAAAGCCATTTATTATTTTGTCTTAAATCGTTTAACCAATTCTGTGTAGTCTCGGTTTAATGCTTTCATAACAGGTTGTGTATTAGGGTCTGCAGTATTCACTGGTTTACCTTCAATTGTTTCCGTTGGAATCTTGGAACCACCAGTCAATTCACCGTATCCCATTTTAGTAGCCATTTCCGCTCGTGAAATATCCCCACTCTGATTCATTCCAACTTTGTGAACATCTGACGAATCAAATTTCATTGTTCGTTCGTTTAACATCTGTTCGTGAGTGTCCATTGGATCTTCCGTTGGTATACTTGCGTCAGGATTTGACATTGACATATTTATTGGAACTCCACCATTCTTCGGTTGGTGTCCTCTATTCAAGTCTCCTGGGTTATAAGATTTTGCAGTCTCTGCAAGAATCTCATTTATCGTTTTGTTTTTACTGTATGATACTTGTTCTTGTGAATCCTCAACACTACCTTGAGCACGTGATTCCGCCAATCGTTGATTCGCCAATTCAAATGGGTCTTCTTCAACCACTTCTTCCACGACAGGTTTTGGTGTCGTTCTTTGTTCTTTCAATAATTCCTTTGTAATAGATTTTCTCAAACGGGATTCTATAATTTTACTCTGTTTGCCAACCTCTGCGTCGACAACCTTCTTAATAATCTTTGGTAGATTACTACGAATTTCTTCTTTAATTAGAATTCGGATTGCTTTTAATAATTTATCTGTGTCCATAATGTGTTTGTGCATTAATACGTTCTATCAGAGTATAAATATAAAATATACAGAAAAATAGAATTATTTATGGTATTATATATCCTGTCCAAAATATAAATCCAGGTCCAGGAGTTCCAATGGGTGGATAAATGGACGTTGTTGTTATAAGACCCGATACAGTTTGTAAATGAGTTCTTGCAGAAATTATGAAAAAATCCAACCAACCGTTTGGGTTTGTCGTTGGAAATATATCAAAATCTAACGTCCATGCTCCAGGATTTAGTACTATATTACTGTTTATTCCTATGTTAGATACAGATCCAGGTGCCGGAATGGCCGGAATACCTGCACCCGCGGGAGCGGTTGGTATTGGAAAGTTTGCCATTGTGGCAGCACCCCAATATGTCAAAACCGAAGTCCCAAGTAATCTGATAAGTCGTGTTTGATTTGAATTTAATTGTTGAGATTGGAAAATTGTTCTAACACTTGACTCCATCAATTCAGTATTCCCAAGTTGTAATGGAATAAAGTGTAATGCGTCATGTCCACGCTTTATACATTGGTCATATTCTTGTACGAATTTTCTCGCGTATCCCTCTGGTGATGTTGATCTTTGATTTTCACCATATTGAACCATTCGTTGTTTGAATATATCCCATGACATGATTAGTTTGTTAAATTTTTACCAAGAATTTTTCTAATTTGAGATTTTAGTCGTCTGAATTCGGTTTGGTTGAGTGGCCCTTGTGATGTCGGGCCGGATGGTGTCGCGTATGTTTGTTGAATGATCGCGTCTAATATATTCTCCATCAGTTCAACGAGAGTTTCACCCAGAACGATCTTCTCCAAGTTATCAGTACCTAACTCGACTCGACCGTTACCTGTCCGTAAAAGGACGTTTTTGTCGTTAGTTTTGATGTCAATATTTCCTTTGACATTTCCAATGATCCCACCACCCAAATCTAATGAAAAATTCTTATCAGATATTACACCGATATTTCCTTTGGAAAACAATAGGGTTTCTCCTGTCCGTGATGAAATGATAATACGTCCTGATGAAACAAGTGTTTGATCTCCATCAAATTGTTGTGGATAATTAGTTACTGAATTAGGACTTGTTTTAAAGTCGGAATTGGATTGGGATGAAACGGTTCCAGGTAAAAAGTCAAGTATCCTTGTTCCTGATGATATGACAATTGAAGTTCCGTCACGATTTATATCCTCAATAGTAGTATCACCGATTCTGTTTTGAGATTGGGATAATCCACTTTCTCCGTTTCGGATAAATATTGTAGGATTAAAATCTGGATTAACACCATCATATCCATTAAATCTAATAGACTGACCGAATCTTGATTCCATTAGTATGTCACCCTCAAATAATCGTAATCGGTGAATACTGTCATCACCTTGATAATAATCACCAAGACTACCTTCGTCGTCGTCACCAACATCGGTCGACCGTGGGATACCTGTTTTTGATGTGTTCCTATATGAATTTACTTGTTTAGTTTCACTATCTCTAAATTCGGATGAATTTAATATATCATTTAATAGAGTGGGTGATGCTGTAATGGATGGTGAAAAATAACTTTCAATTGGTGTGTAATATAGATCACCACTAACTTCAATCAATTGAACAACTTCATTCTTAACTGGAAGTCTAATAATATTCCGATCATATGGAAATGCGAAATCAAAGTTTTCCTTATTCACAACTCCGTCCGAAATACGAGATATACGAACCGCACCAATGTATGTTGTTTCTCGGTCGGTAAAGTTTTCGACATCCGTTTCAATTTCTGGAATCAATGGACTGTCTTCACTTAAAATAACGTCGGAAACAACACCAAGTTTTGATATATCTTCCCGTGAAACACGATCAAATGTGTTTGACGTTAAATTGGATATTGATTTAATCATTTTTAGGTTTGTCCAACTTTGACTTTATTTCATCTATTTCATAACCAAGACTATCCGTTGTTTCAGTGACCTCTTGTTTAGTATGTTCAAGTTGGTCTAACAACTGTTGTTTTTCTTCTTCGGATAAGAATCCATCATCACCTTCCGATTTGTTTTGAGAAACAATTAAACGTTGGGCGATAGTCGCTAACTTGATAAGATGTTCGTCATTGCGGATAGACTGACTTATCATATCATTTATGATAGGAGCGAGAACTGATAGATCATGTTGGTTTTTTACAAGAACACGTACTTCTTCTATAAGAGAAGAAATCTTTACTTTCTTTTGTACTTGGTTGTTATAAATGTCCTCAAAAAGACCACTAAGGTTTTTACCCTTAAAGAGTTCAAAATCATTTGTCATAATATAGCGTATTTATAGTTTAACTATAAATATACATATATTATATTTTCATATTTAACTCCAAAACGTGGTCTTACCTGTCTCTTGAATATCACCGTGTTCGAAGAAATCATTCATTATTTTTACTTGATATGATTTCATCGTATTGACAACTTTTGTTATATAATGTGTTTTAACTCCAGTCATTTCTCGAATGAGAATATATAGATGTTTTTTGTTAAAGTCTTCAATATAATGAGCTCGTCGTAGGAGTTCAAGAATAGCATCTGCGATTTGTATATCTCTACGTTTTGTAAATATGGATGTCAAATTATCTTCCCAAAATCGTAACGTGAGTTCCTTTAATTCACTGTAGTCATCACCAAGTTCAGTTTCTTCAAAGTCATTCTCGACATCCCAAGATGGAGGCATATCGTCTATACCCTTTATTCGTTTAATCTTTTTATAGTTCTTCATTGAATCCATCATAAGAAAGTTTCGACCTGTCACCGTTAGGTATGAATATCCCTTACCCTTTGATCCATCAATCATATGAATTTTCTCAATAAATAATGAAACTAAAGCTGCTTTTGCATCTTCTGGATCATTTTCGACATATGGGTAGTCGAATGTGTGATAAACATTTTCTGCCAATTTTTCAAAAGCATACTGTAAATCTTCTTTGTAAATTCGATTTTTCTCCTTCGGGTTGTCAGTCGCGTTATACCTTGCTATTGCGGCGTCAGTGTCTTCGGTGAAATATCTTTTACTTTTTTTCTTCGGCATTCTGTGTGATTATAAGTTTAGAATAAAATTTAATTAGTGTATGTAATTGGTCAAATATACTCCCAACCATATCGTCCTTTTCGAACATACCACGTTCGTCAATCTCTCTCATTGCAGACTGCATATTATGTAACATCATATTCGATTGGAGTATTTTTTCTTCGAAACCCTCTATTTTAGATAATGCTCGACGTAAGGCTATGAATAGAAAAATGTTTAGAGAAATGGATAGTATAAACCCAAGTATGAATAGAATTTCAACAATCATGAAAATATTATTTTATAAATTTAAGTTATACCCACTGAATGAGTATAGATATTCTGTAACCGTAGTACCATAGCCATCACGAGATACAATTCGTTGTTCCAAAAATAACCGTGTCCTATAAGGCCCTATTAAATGAGCTGCGGCCAAAATTCCACTCTCTGTGACGGTGTAAGTTTCAATATAACAACTATCTACTCCATATATTAGTTCATCAAATGTTTGACCATCAAATAATTCAATTACTCGTCTCAATACATGCTTGTTATGATTTAAGAGAGTAATCATTGCTTCCTCTTGTAACTCTGGACTCGACAAGAATTCCTCACGAGTTACCGTAAATCCAAGTCTACGAAGTAAATGTGGTGAAAATTGGAATTTACCCAAATATCCGTAAGAATTTACAACACCATATCTGTTACCTGATTCTCTAAACCCTACATCATTTAGAAAGTCTTCAAGTTCCTTTGTAATAGTTGGTTTGATTTCATCAAGTATTTCAATTTCAACTTCATCCACAATAAATTCAGAAGATTCGACTGAATTTGAGTATTTTAATCCAGTTAACAGTAATAAAAGTATAAATCCAAATTGGATTAACCATACATATTGAATTTTCATACAAATTTTAGGTTTGTTGAGGTAATAAGTATGTAATATACAAATTTTTTACTTGAAAGTCAAGCTTCCCCTTGCTTACCCCAGTATAATGGATTTAACCCTTCCGTTTTTGATTCATCAGGGTTTGAATCAGATTTATCGGGTGATTTATCAATGTCCTTTAATATCTTATTCATTTCCTTCTGAACTAATTCAATATTGACTTTAATACGGTCGTCAAAGTCTTCCTGAGTGGTCATTCCGTTTTCAACCATCAATTCATATAACGTTTCGACAATTATTTCAAGATTTGTAATTTTATTATATAGAAACGTTATATCCTTTTTATTCGCCATTATTATTAGTTTTTATTGTTTTTATAAGATTTTCTAATGAAAGTTCTCTCGTTGATGGTGACTCACTCGTATCACCAAATGCTCGTTTTATAGATTTTTCATGATAACCAATAGCAGATGCTAATCGGATACACATAATTTTAAATTCGTGAATGTCCAAATCTGATGGAACCTCTAACTGAATTTTAGATGCTTCCCTAATTAACGGATCTTCTGTTTCCCAAGTAATTTTTGATTTGTATTCTTTAAACGATTTCATATCCTAACTCCAATAATGGTTGTGCGTGCTTATACTTCATGTACGAAATTTCTTGGTTTTCTGGATTCATTACCATTACCTTTTCATTTCGTCCTGTTTTATTTACTGTAACTTGTTTGTTGTAACGAATCTTTGGATCTGTAATGAGTATACCATCCAAGTGGTTAATCTCATGTTGGACTACGATTGATTCTAACAGACCCTCATCCTCGTACATATCTTGTTGACTTCTCCAATTAGTATTGTCTGGTTTGAACTCAACGACTCCAAGATTATCGGTCTGAACTGTCACATGTGTAAACCTAACCGTCTTTTTTGGTTTTTTCATAGTCTTCGGAATTGAGAGACATGATTCACGGTATATAACTCTTTTTCCGTTGTTTTCGTTCTCGTCTACCGTTCCGAATTTTACAACTCGTGGATTGATTAAGACTAATGGTTCTTTTACATTGACAATACACGCTCGATATGGATTACCAATTTGTGTAGTTGCCAATCCAAGACCACCTGCCTCAACTAATGTCCTAAAGAGTTCAGCGGATGTAATGGTAATGTCTTCGTCATTCATCTCTTGAATTTCTCTACGTTCAGACAATGCATTTACATCCGTAATGATATCCTTTGGTTCTATTGAGTCTACCAATTCGGCCGACAAATATTGTAGTTGTTCTTGGTCTTCTTCTATTTCTACTATTTCTTCATTCATATGTTATAACTTTATTTGTTTAATATTCGTTTAACTTTTTCTATAATGTGAGTATCCTTTCCACGTGGTAATGACCCCATCCATCCAGGTTGTAATGGATGTTTGGAATCATCAATTCCATTTATTCGTGGTGGTAATAATTTCCATATAAAGCTTGCATCTTCTTCATCAATGTTGTATTTCCATTCTGGGTTAAGTTTATCTATACTGTTAAAATCATCGTAAGTATAACCGTGATCTATATTGTCAATATCTAAAAATCCAATTAATGTTATAGTGCCATGTATTTCATATTCATCTAAAATTCCTTGTTCCTTTGGTGTCAAATTTCCGATTTCTTTATGTTTTCTCAAAACGTTCTCGGTCATGTTAACGATCCGGACGATCCCCATTTCTATTAGTTTAGAAATCATCGACTCAACTATATCCCTCTTACATCGTTCAACTATTTGTTTTGAATCATCTATGTGGTCGCTGTGACGGAATAAATCTCTTGAAACCTTTACCTCTGAATATATTTCAGGTAAGTTTATCCGATTTCGAACTGTCTTCGTGATACTCATAGAATCTTGATAAGGACTGGCCGGATCGAAGGAAACGTGATATTGTTCTTCAAATCCTTTACGTGTCATTCGTTTGTCGATATTGAATGGATCATCACTCATAATTAGAAGTTTGGATTTTTCTGAAATAATTCTACAATATATTTGTTATATCCAGACCATAAGTTTCCTTTACGATCTTTATATAATTTTAATGATTTTTTGTGTGTCCGGTCATATCTCAAAACCCTTACATATTTAAGTCCAAATAATTTAATCATTAGTTTGTCAATGGAAATTTAATGGTTGGATGTGGATTGTAATTTTTAAGTATAAAGTCACCATCACCACCCGAATATATACCATCTCTTACGTGAAGTGTTGGAAGTTCTCTTGGATCTCGATTCAATTGTTCTTTCACACCGTCAATTTGATTTTCATAAATGTGACAGTTTCCGAAACGACCAATCAACTGATCTGGAACCATTTTAACTTCATCACAAATCATCATCAATAACACTCCGTATGATGTGATGTTAAATGGAACTCCAAGTGGAAAGTCGGCCGATCTCTGATTCCATATAAGAGTTAAACCCCGTCTTGGAATATATCGTTCATCTAAATATGTGTGTTGTTCTTCGGTTGTCAATTCTTCGTCAAAATGATCGACTACATCTCGGTTTGGTTTCTTTTTGTGGAACCAAATATGAACTCGTTCATCGACTGACAGTGGTCGTGTATGTAATTCAAACCCATAATGACATGGTGGTAACGTCATTTTATCCAAATCACCAACGTTCCATGCGTTCACCATGATTCGTCGTGATGTTGGATTGTTTTGTAACATTTCAATTGCGTTTGTCAATTGATCTATCCCATCAGTGTCACCATCACTATTCCATTTTCTCCATTGGCGACCGTAGATTGGCCCCAAATCCCAAATGGATGGGTGGACGTATGGTTCGTTTTTTACCGCGAATTCGATCATTTTCTCTAATGGATATGGATCACTACAAGATTGTGAATAGTTCTTATACCAATCACCATCCCAAATATGAACATTCCGTTTCCACAAATCTCGAATATCCGTTGAACCACTGATAAACCAAAGTAACTCCTTTGTTACAGTTCGGAATGGTATTCGTTTTGTTGTGAGGATTGGAAATCCTTCGGACATGTTGTGTTTAATTTCCCTACCAAGTACAAAACGTGTATCAACACCAGTTCTATTCGAGTCCGTATACCCATTTTCAATTATGTCCTTTAAGATTTTAAGATATTGTCTATCTAAATTATTCATATGTTTTTATACATTATTATATCTATATAATAATATACTAAATATTGTAAGTAATGTCAAGTAATTTTAATAAGTTTTTGAAGAAAAATCCGTTGGGTATTTATTATTGGATTTAACATTAGTAATCCAGTAATTGACGGCGGCTTGATCACTCACCCAAGAATCCAAATCATTCCAATTGAAATCTGTCTTCATATAATATGGATGGTGTCCTCTGTATTTTCTATACAAGTCCGAACTTGTCCATTGGTCGACTCTACCATTTTTCGATCTATCGTATCCGACCTGTTTCCCACCACGTTCATATTTAACGGGTGTCTCTTTACGAGTTAGGTTATCTAATATTGTTTTCACGTCACGTTTCGGTTCGACGACTTCTGGAGTGTCATCAACCTCTGGTACATCATCAATTTTGATGGGTTCATTTTCTGAATACAAATCTTCGGTCTTGGAATCTTTTCTAATCTTTGTGGATAATATATCATAACGTTCCTTCAACTCTTTCTCCGTATCGACGGAATCAGATAAGTCCACGTCACGGGTTGTTTCTACCACTCTATCTTCTACTTTAGTATCATCGTTGGACTTACCTTCAAGTAATTCATCAAACTTATCTTTATTGTGGAAGTAAATTGACATATTGAATGCGATAACCAAGGCGATAGCTAATGGGTCGAATGAAAACATAATAAGAATGGCGAGTATATTGACAACTTGAACCATTGGTACATCCAACACTTCAGCCACAAATTGTAGTGGCCCAAGTTCAGTTGCTAAGTCTGTATCACTTCTCATGTCCAAAATTCTCATGTCAAGTGTGGTAACGGAATCGGTGTATGCTTCTATTCTATTAGACAATCTGTCACGTTCTGTCTGAGCTCGTTCGAGTTGGTCACGTAAGATGTTTCGTTGGGCTCCAGAAGTTGTTGTAACCAATTGTCCGGATTCTGGGTCGACATACTGAATGACATTACCAGTTGCCAAACCTTCCGTTAGTTGTGTGACTGATTCATTCATAACCTCACGATCACGTCTGTCCAATTGGATTTGTTCCTCAAATCTCTCCTTCCTCAGTTCTACATTTTGTACCTGTCGGTTTATAATCTCCAACTCTTGTGATGTACTTTGGAAAGCTGCCGTGAGAAATCCATAGATACCCATTGACGTAATGATAACAAGTACGAGAAGTGCGGTTGTAAGATAGATCTTCATAACCTTTCCCAACTTCTCCCAATACATATAAAGGAATGACGCAGTGACAAGTTTGGAGAACTCCATTGAGGCGGCCATAACCATAATTGCGATACTTGCTCCCGCAAATAAAGTCGACAGACCTATTATAGAGAAGTAAGCAGAACAACCCGCTATGGATAACGCGGCAAGTCCGATTAATAGAGTTCTAATTGTCATATCATAGGTAAGATTTTATCGAGTCTGTACCAATTCAACCATATTACGTGATTGTTCCAAAAGATGGTCAATTTCACCTAATATCTTTATAGCTTGGTCAGCACTAATATCTGGTCGTTTTCCACCAGCAACTTCTCTCAAAAGATTAGTTCGTTTCTCGATGGCGTCAAAATTTGACAGGATTTTTTCTTGATATGCAACTTTCATAATATTTCTTTAATTTTGTGTGTTGTTTGTATGGTTATAAGTACTGTGTTATCTAAAAAACAAAAAAAATGGGATAGAACGGTCAAATTCTACCCCATAACCCTAACTCAAATAGTTAAATATCAATCATAAATACTTTCACCAGTGATTGCTTTATATAATATTTCGATTTGTTCTTCTGATTGACATATTCCAAGTCCATTTTCACCATAAAGTTCCACAATATACTCTCCCTTTTTGAATCCAGGTAAATGATGGTCACTTGTGGTTGAAATTAACGTCAAACAGTTATCGGTTGGGTAATCTCTTGGTAATTTTAATACCCAAAAGTAATATTCATCCTCCCATTCACCCTCATTTGGGTATTTTGGTTCAGGTTCGAACGGAAAATCCTCAAATTCTCCATCAAAATCACCAAATGGGTCGTCTTCATCAAAAATATCCGGATCAGGACTGAATTCTATGTCAAATTCACTAAAATCATCGTCAAAATCATCGTCAAATGGTGAATCCTGACCTTCAATTCGTTCCCAGTCTTGTTTTTCGAAGGTTTCATCCGTTATCGGTGTACCAAAGTACTTAATAGGAATAGGTTCGACTAAACTTATGTTGTTTTTCTGTCTCATTGTAAAATAATTTGGATTATATCGTCAATTTCTTCATTATTCTTGTAAATATACGTTCTGATGGTCATTGTATCACCCCTCATCGGATGGATAGGAGCCATCATCACGTTAAACTCACCACTGTCTTTTGTGATAGACGTAGAATTGATGGTAGGAACCTCATATCCCTCAAACCAATCAACATACGACGTGTCTAATACAGACCAATTCCCAAATGCGTCAATTGTTCGTCTGACAATAAACCCAAGTGTATCTCCAACGACCCACATATGAGAAGATTCCCATCCAATTTTTTCCCGATGGGTAGGAATCCCACCATCCTGTCGTAATTCACCACTCAATCTATGTAACGTCTGTAATCTCGTTGTATCAATAGGTAACACATAGTAACCATCAACAGTTTCGGTCAGTCTGGGTACAATTTTGATACCCCAGTCTGTAATTTCCAATGGTTGTACCGTTTCGACACATGAAATCGTGAATAAAATTAATATGATGGTTAATAATGTTTTCATAATAGATAAGATAGTACAGAATCCCAATCAGGCCATCCTGTTGTTCCAAAGTGAATATGTTCTCCTTGAAATTGACTGGCTCCGTTTTTCAGTCGGTCGTCAATCAAATAATCACCAATTAAGAGATGTTTGGTGTGTGTAATCGTTAATTTCTTGTAAAATATCTCTCCGAAGTGTTTTTCGATACAAAATCGTTTGTCTGTGGCTCCATATGGATTGCCCCATGAGTTTGTTGTGGCCACATTCATTTCATATCGACCACTTTCATATATTTGTTGGACGGCTTCAACCGCCCCCTCAATCGGTGGTAAATCTCGGTATATTCCAGGTATTTCATCAACTCGACCATCCCAACGGTCTGGATCGGCCTGAAATGTTCGTGAATTCCGAATACCCCAACCAAAATCGACAAGGACACCATCCATGTCAAACCAAAGAATCTTTTTATTTGATATCAAGTTCATCTGTATTTACTCCATTCAATTCTAATGCTAATTTCAGTCGGTGGGTTTGGAAGGCGTCTACTGACCGTGTTTCACTTACTAATGACTTTAAGATTTCAGTGGATGAATCTACTAACTCTTTATAATTTTCAGGTGGTATGTTTAATTTCTTCATTACTTTTCAATTTTTATAATGTTTCGGTGCCATGATAAGAATGGTACTCTCCATCCCGCAACTTTGACATCAAATGTCTCACCGGTTGTTAGATCTCTTTGTAAGTCTGAACTTCGATATTTTAAGAAAAGGAACGTATCAGTGTTCTCAAAAACTTCACCAGTTGAATATACCAAAAATTTATATTTTCCGTTGTCCAATCCAATACGTTCTTTGTCAAGAACTTCAATGGTAACAACTTCCTGTGAATTGTAGTATGATAATGGGTATGTAAATATTACTAAAATAATAAGAAGTGACATTATCACTTGTTTAACTTGTCTCATTGTATGTATTTTGAGTTAAAATGTGTATGGGTTATACACTCGTTTGTTATAATATTAAGTTATAAAATTAAACAATCAATGTCAAGAGATTTTTAAGAAAGTTGTGATAACATTGATTCGTGATATTCTTTCAGAACGGTTATTTGTGGATTTGGAAAATAAGTAAGAAGAGCTTCTTCTCGAAGTTTCATAAAAGAGTTTGAATCAACTTCCAATTCCAATTCCTTCATCAACTTCACACCATTATCCCAAGCGTTTATTTCGTTAAGGAATTGATACATTGTGAATTTTCGTGGTTCGTCTTCGTCATCTATCGACTTGTAAAAGTTAGCGGAACCGTTTGGTTCTTGAAGAACGTGTCCTGCTTCATGAAGAAGAGCTATCAGACCGTTTTTTTGAAGATTGTAATTGTGATGGATAACTATTTTCTTTTGGTTGTGTCCAAGAAATGAAGTCATTTGACCGAGTGTTACTTCAACGTCATGTTCTTCTTTAAGATAGTCAACAACTTTTTGGAATTGAGAAGGGAAAGTTTTCATGGGTTTCATTAGTTGGGTTATCATCAATTAACTACTATAATATACACACTTCCACCATCAAAGTCAAGCCGAATTTTGATTTTCTAATGTTATATTACTTCTATTTCATCGACAGGAATGTCAAACAATTTGGACATTGATTTCTTATATCGTGACACGTGGTTATATGGTCTTCCATCCCGTGAGGAATGTTTCAACTCACCATTGATGTAGAATTTGTATTCAGTTTTGGAAGATATTTTATTGGAATATGGGTGTTTCGATGTACGAACTTCTCGTATAATTTCTCCTTTCATTCTATACCTCACTTACAATGTCAATCCAATCAAGAGAATCACCGAGTGTGATACCTGTGTAATCTCTTACATCGTATTCATTAATAACGTCGTAGGTATCAAACTCATTCCGTTCAATCCTAAAGTTGGGATCGACAGTGGAACGGTAAGTGTTTTCATTAATTTTTTCGAATCGAGTCATATGTGTTTGGGTTTTGTTAACTCATTACATATATAAGGTAATCAATTCTGGTATAAAAGTCAAGTATTATTTGGACTTTCTAATGTTATTTTTCAGGAAGTCCTGGCCATTCATCACCCCAATATACCGCGTATCCAATCTTCAACAAATGCTCATTAAGGGTTTCTCGTGGATCTAACACATCGGAATTTTCAATGAAAACCCATGCCAACCATCTACCAAATGAACCAGATTGTTCGGTATTGATGATAATATCTTTATCAAGAATAAGATCTCTCACATAATCACGAACTATTAAACCATCCTCACGTTCATCCCCACGAATTTCAGGAGTATCAATCACGGATAACCGAAACGATTGACCTTTCCAAGATGTTCCTACATTCATTCCCAAATCAACATCCGCTCTGAATGTATCACCGTCATAAACATTTCTAACTCTTGCTCTGTAATAATAAAGTTGTCGTCCTACTGGTATTTTCATATTAGTCTACCGATTTCATTAAATCTCTAATTGTTGCACAATATTCATACTGTTCCGACTCTATAAACCATTCCATTGCCTTTTCCAAAATCAATGTGTATTCTGACCTATTGATTTGACACATAATATCTTGGTCGTCAAAATATATAGCATCTACATCGTCAATATCATCCAACTCGTGTGTCTTCTCAATAACCGCAATGATATGTTTGAACGCTACGTCACCATGCTCTTCAAGAAAGTTTTTGGCGTTTGGATGTTCGTCACGATTTAGATATTTTCCCCAATGTACTTTATGTAGTGGTCTGGATGTTTCTTCTTTCATCTTACATTTATATCTTGTGTTGGTTTTAGTTCATCGTCAACTTCACGTACACCACCACCCGTTCTCGGTTGTTCTCTACGTGGTTCTATTGTTGTTCTACTTCCAGGTTCACCATCGGTTCGATCTAACTTCTCATGATCTTCATCAGGTTCACCATTGATATCAGTATCATTCCCTTCATCATCATCGACATCAGTTCGTGGATCTGGTTCTATTATTCTAACTGAATTTCGGAAGTCGTAAACTTCATCACCAAGTCTATCCACTGACCATTCACCAATATCAATGACGTGTGAACTTTCATCACCCGAAACTGAAACGGGTCGTGTCGTCCAATCAATTTGTTTTACGATATCAATTGGATTGTCAAGTGTCCTCTCCACCGATACTCTGGCAGTTCGTTCACCGTTATCACGTCTATTTTGTATTTGAGTGTTTACACGATCTTGATTGATTTCGATAAGAGTGACATATTCAATGGAAAAGTATGGATTTACTTCTTCACTTGCAGACACCAAATCATCCTTTAATCGTTTGGATGTATAATACTCATTACCAATTTTAACCACAAAGTATATAGAAACATCCTCAACCACAATCAAATCGTCAATTGTAAAATCACGTTTGACACCTGAACTTATTACTTGTTGAGTATTCCCAAGATCAGTTTGAGCATAGAAGTCACCATCCACATTGGTATATGAACCGTTTTGTGTGACATACCGATTTGTCTTTTCTTTTAGTGGCCTATAAGTCATATAAATAAATATAGAATATAAAAAAAACCCGTAGGTTAAATCCTACGGGTCTTCTCTCTCGATTAACCCAATCTTACATCATTCCCATATGGGGATTTTGTGGTGGTTTATCATCCTCATTATCAGGATCGTCGTAAATCAAAACATCGGTTGTTAGTAGAAGACCTGCGATTGATGAAGCGTTTTCGAGAGCTGACCGTGTAACCTTCAATGGGTCAATGATACCACTCTCAATCATGTCAACATATTCTTCGTTTCTCGCGTCGTATCCCCGATTGAATTCAGTACCCTCACGTTCAACGTCGAGTAGAGTTGCAATGATAATCGAATCATTCAATCCACAGTTTTGTAGAATCGTCGCGATTGGCTGTCGACAAGCTTCTTTGATAATGTTAAATCCAAATCTCTCGGATTCTGATTTACTTTCCAACTCATCAATAACTTGTGAAGCTCGTAGTAGAGCGACACCACCACCTGGAACGATTCCTTCTTCAACCGCGGCTCGTGTGGCGTGAAGTGCGTCATCTACTCGGTCTTTCTTTTCCTTCATTTCGACTTCCGAAGTTGCTCCGATGTAAAGGACTGCGACACCACCACTTATCTTCGCCAATCTCTCTTGTAGTTTTTCCTTATCCCAATCGTTCTCTACATTGTCTATTTGAGTTTTGATTGTTTCTACACGTTCTTTGATTTCGTCTGGTTCACCTTTACCATCAACGATTGTTGTTGATTCTTTGTCGATTGATATTTTCTCGGCTTCACCAAGAATAGACGATGGTTCGATTGTTTCCAAGTCGTAACCCTTTTCTTTGGAAATAACTTCACCACCAGTTAAAACGGCAATATCTTCAAGTATCTGTGTCTTTCTATCACCAAATGCGGGAGATTTGACTGCACATACTTTAAGTAACCCACGAAGTTTGTTGATTACGAGTGTTGCTAACGCTTCACCCTCAACATCATCAGCGACAATCAATAACTCACGGTCTTGTTGTGAGACATATTCCAATATCGGTAACAAGTCTTGTAAGTTGCCGACCTTTTCATTTAATAAAAGAATAAGTGGAGTTTCAAGTTCAACCGTCATTTTCTCGGCGTTTGTCACAAAGTGTGGTGATAGATACCCTCTCTCGAACTGTAAGCCTTCGACCGTTTCGAGATATGTTTCCGTTCCCTTTGATTCTTCGACTGTGATTATACCAGTCTTACCAACCAACTCCATTGCTTCCGCAATCAAGTTTCCAATTGTCTTATCACCGTTCGCTGATATTGTACCAACTTGTGATATTTGTTCGGTTGTATTTATTTCAATGGAAACTTCTTTCAACTTTTCAATAACTGCGGAAGTTGCGATATCAATACCACGTTTTAGTTCCATCGGATGTGCTCCACTGTGGGTATACTTGAATCCTTGATTGATAATGGATTCTGCGAGAACTGTAGCAGTGGTTGTACCATCACCCGCGTTCTCATTTGTCCGACTTGCAACATCTTTCACAAGTTGAGCTCCCGTATCCTCAATTGGATCTTTGAATGAGATTTCTTGTGCGACGGTTACACCATCTTTTGTAATTACTGGCGAACCATACTTTTTCTTTATGACAACATTACGACCACGAGGCCCCAATGTTGATTTAACGGCGTCTGCTAACTTGTTAACACCACGTTTCAGTCCGTCTTGTGCGTCCCAATTATATTTAATTAGTTTGTTTGACATATAACTTAATAATATTAGTTTTTATTTTAATTTTCGTTAATAAATTCAGGATTGAACCCAAGTATCCCTAATAGGATTAACATAATGAGTCCAAATACTTCGAGAAATCTAAAAGAATAGTCGATTGGTAATAGATTTAACCCGAAAAAAGAAATGAAAGAGAGTACGATTAAAAATATCGTACCTCTTAAATATAAAGATTGTTTTTGACTTAAATGTTTCATTTATTGTAAAGTATAACGTTTTTGTAGTATCTATGATAAGATATAAAATTAAACAATAAATGTCAAGATATTTTATATAACATTTAATTCGTCACGAAGATATGTTTCGATAATATCCCAATTACGTGTGAAGAAAACACCAAAACATATTCCGGCTATAAGTGGTTTTCCGAAAACGAAGAATGTAATTCCTAACCCTAAAGCTAAGAGTGCAGTAAAACCGTATCCTTTAACATCACTTATGAATTTTGTTATTGTTTTTCTTGGCATTGTATTTTCCCTTTAATTAAAGTGTGAGTATATAAGTATTAACTTTGTGGATTTTCACTTGGATTAAAGTAACCTTTCTTGTTTAGATAAACTGTAATTAGTGGAGTAAGTAGAGCGGCAATTGACCCAAGTATCGACGATAAATGACCCAATATCATATCCCAAAACATAATACGGTATTCATAATCATCATTTGGTTCTGAACGTCGTTCCATTAATTCAGGTACACTTCGTTCCATTGTAATGGTTGTATCGGGTATTTCATAAGACTCTACTCGTACTTCAATTGGTACATCGGTTTCGTGGATAAATAGTCCCCAACTCCAATAACCCAGTACCAATATCAATATTATAAGTCCTTGTTTTTTTGGATTTTTTACAATATCCCACATATAGTCATTTCGATATTTTATTAGTGGCGGGGGTGGGAGTCGAACCCACGAATGAACGGCTTATGAGACCGTTGACGAAAACCACACGTTCTTCCCCACAATGTATATTGTATAAATATAAACTAAATGGAAAAAATGGTTATTTATTTTCCGCGGTATCTGGAGTACTATTGTAAGTTTTATATCCATAATAGATTCCAAACATCACGATAGCTACCAAAAATATAGTAGGGTGTGTTATTGAATGAGCTCCACAAAGAGCAAAGAAATGTTCAAAAAAGTGTATAACTATTTCCATTAGTTTAATATTATATTAGTTGTTTGATTAGAGAACAGGGGTGGATTCGAACCACCATTAAAGGGTTTGCAACCCTTCACCTAAAACATTCAGTCACCTGTTCTTGTGAGCGAGATACGGGAATCGAACCCGTGTCCGTGACTTGGCAAGCCACCGTAATAGCCATTATACGAATCTCGCTAAAAATAATTACCGTAGGATTACACATATCTTTCTCAGCAGATACTCGCCTTTTCCGTGAACACCATTGTAATCCCTAACGTGTTCTGCTCGCCACTTATTATGTGGAAAACGATAATTGTCCCGATATCAGGAATCGAACCTGAACCCTTACCTTATGAGAGTAGTGTCCTGCCGTTAGACAATATCGGGATAAATATAATTTTATTATGATTATTTAGTTGGATCTGGTCTTAAATTTTTAGAACTATACCAAGATGCAACATCTTTAATACTATATAAATATAATCCAATGCTATTTTGACCCTCTACTTTGACCACTTTAGCTCGCTCACCTTTGTCTTTCCCACGAACTATTATAACACGATCTCCAACTTTAAAATTCTGTCTTGACGGTAATTTACCATCTTTAGTTGGTAAGTTATTTTGATTTTCTGGTAAAAGGTTTTTTAATTTCATGGATAGTATATAATTAATATGAGTGGAGATGTCGGGGTTCGAACCCGAGTGTTGTTACAATCAATAAAGACAATTATACAAGTTTTTTTACTTTCTCTAAAGTAATAAAGTATTCAGTTTTAGTTTCGTTCCCTCAAAACTGACAAAACTTGGTCGGTTCAACTTAATGGTGTGTACCGAAAACGTGACCACACTGTTTACGACTTTCTGTTCCTAAGTTGTCATCACTCGGCATCACCTGAGATCAGGCTGCGATTGCAAAGTTACTTTCGTCATTTGCATGATTTAAGATA